CGACATATCATTTCGTGTTACCGCACGATTAGGTGACTTCATAGGAAAGCTGAACACTGTTGTGCTGTCTGGCTTCATGACATCTGGCTCTGCTGGAATACCCTGTGCAATCATGAACTGTGTCAATGGGTCTTTGTTATCACCACGAACAGTACGAATGTAGTACGGGTTGTGACGAGCATGGATGCCTGACGCACTGTCTACCAACTGCGACACTGTACCTGATGGCTTAACGCAAGTAATAGCTGCTGACTGTGGAATACCAAGCTGGTCTGCCATAGCCTTGTTAGCATCAATAGCCACATCACGTAATGCCTCAAGTGTCTGCCCAATGTTAATACCCAGATGGGCAGAGCGACCTGATGTCAATTCATTATCCATGATACCTGTCAGTGACACACCAAGTAGGCGTTCTTCCTCTGTGTTGTTCTTCCATATCTTACGCAGATATTTGAAGTCAGTCAGAGTAGATTGGAATGTACCCAAGATTGTTGCCAAGCGTACCTTCTCTGTCAGTGTCTGTTGCGTATCGTTTTCACGTACAACAACCTCAGACAAGTTACAGAACTGATAAGGACGCAGGATGATTTCACTACATGGGTTACATCCGAAATCTTGTTCTGCATCTCTGCGACCATTCTTGGCTGCTTGCTTTTGTGCAGACTGACGGTTGAAGATGCCACGCTCACCTGACTTACTTTCATACAGTGACAGCCATTCACGCATGAATGTACCCATCTGTGGCTTTTCTTTGTAGGCAACGCTGTTGTTTGCAAGCGCACGTTGTCCTTCGTTTTCCCACCACATACCTGCTTTAGCATGACTCATCTGGTCATCATTCAGGTTGGACAGGCTGATGAGTGCGCTGCGTCTGACCCCACCGACAACTACAACCTCACCAATCTTACACATGATGTCGTGACACTCAATGGGGTAGAGCCTACGACCTTTTGCACCTTTGAACTTATCAATGATAAACTCAAACAGTTCTTCCAGAGGGGCTGGGCCACTGGCACGACCACCAAAGGTCTTGAGCCTTGCACCTGCAGGGCGTACTTCTGATACATCCCACTTGGGTATTTGACCAGCGTACAGCATGGCAATGAGTTCCCGCAGTGACTTGGCCCAGCCCGGACGTGAATCGCCAACCTTGATAATAGTGTCAGTGACATGCATATCTTCATTGACGATTGGTAGCTTCTCAATGTGATGACGCTCTACAGAGAAGCCTACACCTGTGCCACACATGAGAATATACATTGTCTCATCAAATGCACGTGGGCTATCCACAGGAACGTATGAGCAGTTGTATCCACCTACATGGCATCTGTCTAGTGCAGGACCAGATGTCATTAAGGCTCTCATGCTTGGCATAATATGTTGGTCAAGAACTGCAGTTTCTAATTCAACACGCAGTTCGTCTGATAGTACATAGTTGTGCTTTGACTTGAGATGTTTAGCTAGATAATCAAAGTATCTGCTTACTGTCTCAGGCCAAGTTTCACGTCTTTGTTCATCCTCTTTCCATCTTGCATAACGGGAAAGTGCAATGAAGTTTTGATAATCTGTTGGTAGATAGTTACTTATATTCATGGGGTCAATCCTGTAAAGTTTTTATATGTTTTATTTCAACTCCGTCAACATCGTAGAAATATTCACGGACTCCCTCTTCCAGTTCTTCAGAAACATTCTCATCAGCAGGAACTGGATATTCGTCAGGGTCTACATCAATGGTCAAGAACATCTTAACTCTTATCATCATAGCAACCCTCAACTTCTGTGATGAGTCTCTCTAAGTACCATTTGGCTTTGTTCAAATCCTCTGTTCCATTTTTATAACGGTAACGCCAAAGATACTTAATAATATTACCTTGTAAATAGTGTTCAAAGCCTTCACCTGTAGCTGCAGCAATGGCATCAATACATTCAATGCCAGATGTATTGTAGTGAGGTGGACTGTTCACCATATCAAGTTTATCAACAATCCGATTGGACGTGTCTTCTATATCTTTCATAATATTCATGTAACTATTCATCAGGCATTTCCTTTGGTTGTAGTACCGAAGTTAATTTTAACTACGTTACCGTCTTGCTCAACAACTTCCGGCTTACTTTTTACCTCATTTTGGTGTTCTTTGTCAATGATTTCTAGCACATAATTATGCACAAGTTCTCTGAAATCTTCATTAAATTCCATGACAGGTACAGTTGATGCTACCATTTTACAGAAATGCATGACCTGAAAATAATCTTCATCATCTAAACTGTTTGATGGTTGTGAAATGATTGCTAAATCAATATCTCCATTCCATGAACCGTGCTTATCGCTAAACGGTCTTACTCTAATGAGAAAGTCGTTGTCTCTCATTTCTAATTCTTCATTGTCTGACATAGCTATTTCCTTTTTACTTTAGTTCCATTGAACTTGATAAAGTCTGGGTATTTGTTTTTGCCTTTTTCTCTCAACCACTCTTCTGGTATGACACGTTCAGCTACTTTAAAACCATACTTATCACACCACATGCCATAGGTTGATTTAGCACCTTTACGCAACTTACGTCTGCTATTTTCAAATACAAAGCGTATGTCTAAATTAGGGTGTTGCTTTTTAATTGCAAGGTGTTTACGTCTATCCGCAGTAGTAAACATACCCTTAGTTTCTATAATTATTCCGTTGTCTAACACAAAGTCTGGGGTATATGTACGATAGGATAAGTCTTCCCATTCTATCTTCATACACTCGTAGGCATAACCAATGTTCTGCTCTTCAAGTGCCGCAGCAATCTTAATCTCAAGACCACTGCGATACCCGTACTTACGTGCGGCTCTGAACTGCTTATAGTTAGGCGACATTTTCTTCTGCAATCTTTACATATGGAACAATCTTTGGGTCTTTTGCCTTAGATTTCAGTGCAGGTATTTCCTGTAGTTCAGGCCAACAGTCAAACCTATAAGAACAAAACGAGCAGTTTTTATTTAAGATAAGATTGCCTGTCTTCTCTCTATACCATGTCTCTTCTTCTGGTTCAAAGCAACGCTCAAACTTGTTCTCTTTAACTGTGTCTACTGTCTTCTGTATCTTGTCAACTTCTTCGTCAACATTCATCCATGTGGCTGGCACATACTTGAAGTCACCATTTGCTTTGTTGACTACCCACCAACCACCTGCACGTTTACCAGATGCCTTTGCATAGCCAGCAAGCTGTGCTACGTAGCCAAATCCATCAGATGCTTTAAGTGTGTCATAAGATTCAAACTTGTTTGTATAAGACCAGTTAGATGCTGACTTAACGTCATCAACAGCACCATCAATAACAACATCATATGTTCCGTTAATGGATGCCCCATCCAGTTCCAATGTAACTTTGTCAGCGTCTTCATATTTCACACCAGCTTCTTTGAGTAGTCCTTTGAAGACAGCTTCAACAATGTCTCCAAGCATCATGTTCATTACGAATGTGGTGGGCAATGGAACTGCAACCTCTGGCTTGTTCTTCTCATACCAGAGTTGGCAAGTGGGTCTACCCACGTTTGACATACGCAGGGTAAACTCACCTGACCGACCACTCCCACCAAACTGACGCTTCATCGCATCTGTGACATCATCTGCCACCTGTTTGATTGTCTCATCTGACAAAGTGTTATTGCCAGCGAGAGCATCTTCCATGAATTGATGTAACGCCAGTTCAGCAGGATGTTTCATTATGCTACCTCATCTTCGTCAATTTCAACGTCAACGAGGCCATCTACAATATCCATATCATCCTCATCCATCTGAGAGTTAGCTTTCTCAGACCATGCATTTGAAATGTATGTATTGTAGTTGTCTACCCATGCCATGAAGTCAGAAAACATATTCTGTTCAACATCACTCAGTGACAGAGTATTTGTAACATCAAGAGACACAACAGGGAGATAGAAACTGTTTCCGTTTGGCAACTTACGCTCTTGAGTGTTAGCAGTGATGATGTGCTGTACAGGAAGACGCTTCATCTTAGCCAGCTTAGTGAAACTTTCACCCACCATCTTAAATGCATCACGATTGTCAATTTCCCAGATGAATGGGGTCTCATCAAGTTCAACCTCTTCACCCTTTTCATTGACTACGTTTTGCATTTCAACTGTGCCAAAGACAACACGCACACGCTTGATGTCTCTAATAAGGTCTTGCATCTTCTGAGGAAGTGCTTGAAAATCCTTAATGTAACCAGCAGGTTTGCCACAGTTAAAGCCACCTTCGTTGTCCTTCAGGTCAACATTCAAGTCATCATTCATTAGTGTCTTGATGTACTTGTTAGGTGATTTGTCCGTACCCTTAACAAAACGCTTGTACATGAAACGCTGCATATACGGACGGATTTTAATTGAGGAAGCATAGTAAGTAGGACCATCTGGAATATCCAGCTTGTATGAGCCACCTTCTACTACCTCAACATTTACATTTTTGCCATTCACTTCAGCCATACCCATCACTGGTGTATGGTTAATGCGAAGACGTGCCAGTGTACTTGAACTGGACTTTGAGTCTGCTTCCGCAGCAATACCCATAGCTTTAGCCATAGCAGCAAAGTTATTGGTATCAATGGTTGTGAGTTGAGACATATTTTACTCCTTATCTCAGGAAAGTTTGGTAGTTATATCAGATTACGTCTTTGGTGTCAAGCCAATTCGGACCAATTTTTGCTTCTAAAAGCAACGGTACATTGAATGTTATGCCCCACCTCATAGTGATTAAATCAGATAACTCTCTGTTTGTTTTATTAATCACTTCAATGACTGCTTTCTCTTCATCTGGGTGAACATCAACAACAATGCTGTCATGTACAGTATTTACCACACATGACTTCATAGTGTCAAGAAGTTTTTCAATGTGCATCAGTGCTAATGGTACAATATCTGCTGTTGCAAATGACTGCACTGGATAGTTCTTTATCTGTGTAAAGTGACTAATACGACCACCCATCTTACGTACTACATCAGGGAAAGAAAATTCACGACCAGATGGTGTTACAATCTTTCCCGTGTTAAGAGCCTGACTAGCCAAAGTCTTATGCCATTCAGCAACCCCTTTGTACTTTTCGGTGAAGTGTTCATAATATGCAGCTTCAGCAGCCGTGCGTCCAAAGCCTGTTGCCCCATAGAGGGGTGCGAAGGTATGCGCTTTCGCATCCTGCCTACTCGTAGGTTGACCAGCATCGGTAATAACTTTAGCGGTGTAACTATGTACATCAAATCCAGTAGATACTTCTTCAATGGCTACTCCATCTTGTGATAGGTAAGCTGCCGCACGAAACTCTAGCTGTGCAAAGTCAGCTTCCATAATTTTACCACCATCCCATCTGGATACAAACACCTTCTTCACAGGGAATGTACCACCACGTGGCATGTTTTGCATGTTAGGGTCAGCACCAGAGAACCTGCCAGTAGCAGTGCGATGCTGTAGCAGACGGACATGCAACTTACCGTCAGCCTTCTTGTGTGTCTTAATGCCCTCAACGAATGATGACAGATATGTTTCAACAGCAGATAGTCTGCGTACCTTAGACAAGAATGATACAGCTTCATCCATGCCCTTTGTCTTGGCTACACGTTCAAGTATTTCAAGGTTCTGCTTACTTGTGCTGAAACCATTTGCAGATGCCCACTTAGCTGAAGGTGGCTTAAACTTCAGCCCAGCTACAGTAGTAGAAGGACGGAGAATATAACCCAAAGTATCACAAGAAGGGCATCTATTTGCTTTTGCGTAAAGAGTTCCATCCTTCTTTACCTTTCTTACATAACCAGTTCCATCACACTGCTC